CTGATCGTACGGATCCCCTTGAGGAGGTACATAGGGCTGATCGTATGGATCGCCTTGAGGCGGCGTTACAGGCGTAGGGGTAAGATCTACAACAGGTATGTTGGGGTTAGCTGGCTCGGGCACAAAGCCTGAATACGTAGGTGAGGGATCAGTAGTGGATCCGGCGTTACCTACGCTCGCACCACCGCCACCACTTCCGCCACCGCCAATCCCACCACCGCCACCACCGCCTGTAACTGGAGTCGTAGTCATAGACGTAGCAGGTGTTGTAGCCGGAGCGTTTGTGTTTGAAACAACTGGTCTGGTTTGCAGTGCTTGAATTCCTGCTGGATTAGAGCCAGCAATATTGCCCATCAAGTAGTCGTACGCAGCTTTAGATTGGCCAGACAAAGTGTTGAATCTAGCGTAAGGATCCGTTTCGCCGCCTTCAGCAAGGGCCACAATACCGCCGCTGGCCATGCCGGGCGGGGGCTGCTGTCCTAGACCTGCTGGGGGTGCGGATGGTGCGGTAGATTCAGTCTTACGAATAAAGTCAGGGAACTGACGAGCGCCCCACTCACTGGCCAGCACGGGGTCCATTGCCCTGACTGTACGGGTATTAGCGTCATACTGGAATGGGCGAATGTAGCCGGGGGTGGCAGCAGGCATTTTGGTCGTTGTTGGGACCATGGCGTCAGCAATAAACGGAGACGCGGCGGCAAGACCCGCCTTCCAATTGTCTTTGGCAAACTGTCCAAGCGCGGAGGGGCTATCAGTAACAGCTTTAAATCCAGCTCCGATTTTGTCTAGGTTTGATGTAGCCGCAGCGTTGGCGGCGGGGGCAGTGGCGGCATTTTGAAAACCTAAAGCCTGTGCTTGAGCATCTGTCAAAGAGGTTGCCAAATTAGCGCCAGCACCAGCACCAACCTTAGCACCCGCACCCATAAAAGCTTCGCCTAAACCTGCACCACCATAAGCGCCAAGACCTGCCATCAAGCCTTTAGACAAACTTCCAGAAGCCAAAGCAGTAACGCCGCCGACTGCTAATCCAGCGCCTGCGGCGCTCATCAAACCAAAACCAGCAGGGCCTAGTGCAAAGCCTGCAATCATGGGCAAAAGCTTCTTCAAGAAGCCAGCTTCAGGCAAACCTGTGTCAGGGTTGATAGTCAGTGAACCGCCATTTTTCATGGCCAATGCCTGCAGACTCGCCACTTCTTCGGGAGTCATGTGAACAAGCATGGAATCAGAGCCACGCCCTTTTGTGGCCATGTGGTTGGCTAATACGTGAAGGCTCATGTTTGCCTCTCAAAATGGGGGTTAATCAAGTTTATCATGTTGGTAGCGCTGACACAAATGTTATAGCGCCTATTGCAGACGGAATTGATGGGCGCGTATAAGGGCTTGTTGAAGATGGCGCAGCCTCAAGGTACACCCCCGTAGCGCCTCCACTAGTCGCAGCTTGGTCCGTTGCCCACCATAATTCAATTCTGTCGTTTGCATTCACCGGAAAAACAATACTAGAAAACGCCAGCAGTTCATAAGGCACTCCCGCACTCTTACGGGCAGGCAACGTAAACTTGACGCCAGACAAAGGCACATCAACCCCGTTTACCCTTAACCACACGGTTGCAAAATGAATGTCGTTAGCGTTGTTGGCAAACTGCAGGCCGTACTCAATTTTGTACACGCCAGCAAATGAATTAGAAGCGTACCCAGTGGAATCAAGCGTGAAACCTTCAACAGTCTCTAGCGTGCTCCAGCCAATCTTTGTGGGGACGTTGCTCCCCGTAGCATATTGATCCTGATTACTAGACGCGGAGATATGCGGAAAACTGATGTACTTACCGCCCGCATTGCCAAGCAACTCACTAAGAGAATTTCTAAGTTGGTTGAAGTACAAACGCAAGATGTTGGTAAACTGATCCTGATACCTACGCTCGTACTGCTCCGTCCCCAATGGTAGATTGGGTACAGCAGGGTTGATAATACGTTTACTAGAAGCCATCAGCGTCTTCCGTCCGCACGAATATCAATACGAGGAGCGCCCAACTGCCAAGCAGTGTTGACTTGGTTAGAACTGATCTTGAATATCATCTGGCGTCCACGCAAGCGTGTGTAAATTTGCCCCGTAAACTCTTCCGTAATGTTGTACGTACTGCTTGAAGATACCGGCTGGCCTGCATCGCTTGTGACACCAGAGCCTGAGTTAGCCAAACCAAACAATTCCATGGTCACTGTTGGCGTAGTGCCGGATGGGGAATTTGTAGAGTTCTCAAAGGTCAGGTCTGGCAAGATACGCCATACAAAACCAAAGTTGTGGCCATCACCAATATCAAACTCAGACGAAGAGATGTACGCGTTAAGCGGCAGGACTTCGGGGGTCTCAACGTCGTTTAACCCAAACTCATGGTTAACCAAGTTGTAGCTGTACGTGGCCGCAATCGGCGTTGGCAATAGCCCTGAATCAAGCCAAGCAGTGCGCGCCATGGTTCCGTAGTACCAGATTTTTTCGACGTAGTTGTAGATCACATACTTGTCTACAGTCGTGCTGCTGCCAGAACAATAGAACCACCAGACTTCATTGAAGCCCTCGTTAGTGCCACAGAAAATTTGAAGCGTTTGGTCTGGGTTTAGGTTTTGAAAAACGTGACGGCGTAGATCGCAGTTAAGCGTTTGTATACGGCCATCGTATGCGTAGAACTTGTCCACCCCCATCCAGAACACAATACCGGAAGCAATAACAGCCGCGTTGGGGCTGATGATAGAGATGTTGTCGCCCAAAAGTTGCGCTGCCCATACATACGGAGGACCAAGGTACTGAAGTGAATACGCGCTTGAGTCAGTAAACACCACAATCTCTTGACGGGCCTGCACAGTCGTAATGATCTGAGAGCCGTGAGATAGTCGGGTAAACCCTGCCTGATTGGTGGGGTCTGGCGTCCAGTTATAGGGATCGTTTTGGCCTGACCAGCGAATCAGCATAGGGTCAATAGCTGTTTGACCATAATCGTTCGTACCAAATACCATCACAAAGCGTGAAGCATCTGAGACAGCCAGTGTGTTTTGCACCACCGGCGCATCAACAATGTTTGAGACGTAAACGCCCGAGCCAGTAGACGTGGTGCTGACTTCATTACCAGCCGCGTCAAGAAGCCCAAAAGTCAAACCGTCAACACTGAAAGCGTAATATGTAGTCGACACAAGAATGCCAGTCGGCAAAGATGTCGTAGCGGCAAACTGAAGCGCCGCGCCTTCGGTAAACGCAATCGTGGAAGTCACAACAGTAGGCACACCCGTCACAGCACTGTTGGTAAATGTTACGTTTCCGCCCAGCGTGTTCAAAGCTACGCCTCGGCTAGACAAACCTGCAGTGGCATCCCAGTAAAACACCCCGCCACCACGGGGACCAAACACAAGGTCTTCACCGTAGTTAGTCTGGCTCCAGACTTGCAAAGCGCTGGTGCTCGTAGTGCCTGTACCCCAAGGACCTTCACCCCATCCACCTGCACCCCAGCCCGTCAAAGGAACCGCGTAGGCCGGGCCAGCATTGATTTGGTACGCGGCAACGACGGCGGAGCCACCATAAGAACCGGCAGGAATTGCCGACGGCACCGTGATAGCAAAGGTATCAAGGCTTATAACAGTGAGTTGGTACTCAGCATTCCATGTTGAAGCGTATGTGCCTGTTGCGCCACTGAATGTAACAAAAGAGCCGGTAGTAGCACCATGCGCTATAGAACTCACTACAACTGTAGTTGAGCCGTTAGCTAAAAAAGGGTTTGCCCCCAACGTAACCGTCGAGCGGATGGGCGTGATGTCGTTGTAAACGCCGCCCTTTTCAATGTAGAACTTAGTGTTTGTTCCAACGCCGACCAAATTCAAAAAGCCAAGCGTCACCCAGTTCCATAATGAGCGACAAACCCCGTCAAAGGTGTAGGTTGATATTTGCTCCCAGCCACCAATAACTTCAGGGTTGCCTTGACGGAAACGGATTTTGTCGCAGTCGTACCAACCACCTTCGGTGGTATAGCGCGTATTCTCTTTATTTACGCCGGGCTTGAACAGAATCTTTTGTAATGGCATGGCTCATTTTCCCATCAATTTGGGTGCGCATCAAGCATAAAGCCGTGTGCCTGTTTTATCAATAATCAGCGCTTGTTTTCTTGGCTTGGCGTCTGGCGTGTTTGGGATGCTCACATGGGTCCAGCGGTCAAACTCACGGATGACTTGGTCGTATGGCAGGCCAGACGCAATGATGGTTTTGACCACTTCGTCAGGGGTTAGTTGAGGTACTCGGATGTCCACAGCACAACCAATGCGATGCTGGCTAGTATCTTTAGAACCAACAGCATCATTGACTTGCTTGCTGCGAAAAGCAGAGTTAACCATGACTGGTCTTCCGCCCAAGGCAGTTTTGACTTCCTCAAGGAAGGCGGCGAGCCGCTTAAGGTTCTCCAGCTCGGCTTCGTTTGGGGTGTTGTCATACTGTCTGTGGTCAGTGTGCGTGAGTTCTTCAAGGGTGAAATGTGGTGTCAGATTCATTTTTTAATCCTATCTGCAATTTTTTCCATTGTGCGTCCACCGAAGTAGAACGACATCACGAGCATGCCCCATTGTCCCAGCAATTCAACGTAAGCGCCACGGGTTTCGTACTCAAATATTGAGGCAATGGCAAAGCCAGAATACGCCAATAGCAAGAAGATCAGCGTCAGAGGACGGATGTTCTTAGACAGCCAAGAGTCACTGGACATGTCAGCTTTGACCCGCTCGGTCAGGTTGTTCTGCTCAGTCTTGTACAGCTCGGTTTCGTTAGCCATCCTTGCTAATTCGCCATCTTGTGCCATTTTTGCAAGGTCAAGTTGCGCCTTGGCTTTAGCCTCTGGGTCTGGAATCAGCTTGTCAATGAGCTTACCGCCCACGTTTAAAAGTGCGTCTAGTCCAATCATACGATTTCCTTCTTTTCTTCTTTGGGTTCGTCTTTAGGTGGCACCATGTCTTTGAAAACGTCTTTGCCCTTGATAGCCAACAAAGTGCCAAGAGAGCCAAGAATGTATTTGCTCATGTCAGACAACAAAAAGAAAAACTGTTTATCTGCTGGCGCAATACCGCTCATGGGCTGCGTTACAAAAACAAGCGAATACATTGACAAGAACACCATCGCTACGATGGTGATGCAAAAACTGACTGCAATGGTCAGTTTAATCTTTGCTTCAACGTGGTCAGGATTCCAGTTCATCTTACCTCCGATTTCATATCTTCTGCTTTCATGAGCATGTCAGGGCACATTTGAGTAATAGCGCACTGGGGGCGCTGGCACTCAGGCTTTTCCCAATTGTTTCTATCCATACAAGGGTAACGAAACCTGTCTTGACAGCCAGCCAGAAGCAACAAAAGCGGCAGTAAGTACTTCATAGTCCGAACATCCCAAGTAGTTTATTCACAATCTTGTCTGACAGATCATCAGGCAAAAACTTGAGTAAGCCAAGCACCCACCAAGCAATACACAGCCTGACAAAGACTTTGAGGAACATGTCAAACTGTTTTTGGTACTCATTCACCGACCACACCTTGACTTGGCACACATTTCAGCCACTTCATTAAGACCCCAACCAATAGCGCCAACGAGCATCACGATTACAACAATTGCAACGGCCCACTCCATCTGCTCTCGTTCGGCTTCCTTGCGCCTCTTCTCTTCAGCCTTTAGCTCTGCCATCTCTTTGGCATCATCTCTGTCCATCTCGGCCTGCCGAGCCTTGGTGGCATTCCACACGTCTATGCGTCCCGCCTGCATGAACAGCATTTTGAGCTGTTCTTCAAACCGCTTCGCTTCATCAAGCGCCATTTCAATCTGTAGTGCCGCGCCAAGGTTTGATTTACCACCTGTACGTTTAGCCTGAAGCATCGCCTTGGTAGCGGTGCTCTTGGCGTCGAAAAGCCGCGCAATAGATGGAGCCAAGCCAGCTAGGTCATTGGCAACCTTGCTGGCCTTCTTGACTACGCTGATTGCACTTTGTAGTCCTGCTAGCGCCGTCATCGGGTCAATCACACTGCCCCCTACTACTTATTAGAAAATAACTTCAGCGCCTATTTCAACGCCAGTTTTTGTTGCAACAATGTTGGAGCCACCACTATCAGTTGCAATTTCAACAGTGTATTGTTTGTAAAATGCGCCATTTGCTGTTACTGAAATGCCAAAAGATAAAACCGGTGTTATTTGAATCCAAACTCCTCTTGCGTTACCCGTATCGGTTATAGGGCCACCAGAAGAACCAGTTTGCGTAAATCTTATCCAATAGCTTGAACCAATTCCGGTAGTGGTGGGCGTTGCCCAGTTACCCGAACCTTGTATACCCCCATCGCTAGTGCCAGCTTGTATGGTTCCGTTACTGTTAAAAATGTATTCAGCGTAAGCAGTATTACCCGGATATGCAAGACCGTATACACCCACTAAAGGTGCTAGAGAAATTGCAATGGACGATTTACCCCAATAACTATTAGGCAGTATTAGTGGCCCAGAAGACACGCCAGTCAGCGTTCTGGTTGCTGCACTCGGCATCGTGATTGTCGCTGTTGGCGAATTGCCCAGCTCAACGTTCACCGAGCGGTTGGCGTCTGACCCGCCCATGCGAATGTAACCAGACGACGCAAGGGTCATGATTTATCCTTGAGTTGTTTTTCCAAAGACACAACTCGCTTGGCCAACTCAATCACCGCAGCCAAAGCAGCGTTACCGTAAGACACAGACATCTTGCCATCATCATGTTTTTGAACTGCATAAGGCATGACTTTCTTTAAAGAGCCAGCACCCACGCCAACCTGAGTCAAGGCGGTATCGACACGGTCAAACACGCCGCTCTGAACTTGTGCAAGCTGCTCAATAAAGTCATCAGGGAAACCACGCCAGTTCATTTTCAGCGTCTCATCAGAATACGCAGTGATGTTACCCAAACAAGTCAGGTTAGTGCCGTCAAATGTCAGGTTGTTTGAGCCTGTGGAAGTACCGCCACTGTTGTACAAAACTTGACCGCTAGAGCCGCCTGTGGGTCCGGTAGGTCCAGTGGGGCCTGTGGGTCCAGTGGGTCCGGGACCGCCGGGTGATCCAGTAGGTCCAGTAGGTCCCGTAGGTCCGGGGCCTCCAGTAGGTCCGGGGCTTCCAGTCAAACCTGTGGGGCCTGTGGGTCCGGGGCCTCCAGTGGGTCCAGTCGGGCCGGGAGGACCCGGTACTGTAGAAGCAGGGCCAGTAGGTCCGGGGGGTCCGGGTACAGTTGATGCAGGGCCAGTAGGTCCGGGGGGTCCGGGTACAGTTGATGCAGGGCCAGTAGGTCCAGTAGGTCCAGTAGGTCCGGGGCTTCCAGTGGATCCGGTCGGGCCGGGGGGTCCGGGAACGGTTGATGCGGGTCCGGTAGGTCCGGGGGGTCCGGGTACTGTAGAAGCTGGGCCGGTGGGTCCAGTGGGTCCGGGTGCACCGGTGGGACCTGTGGGTCCGGTGGGACCTGTAGGGCCGGTAGGTCCTGCAACACCAGCAGCCCATGTGCCGTCACCACGCCAGAATGTAGAAGCCGAGGCGCTTGTACCGCTGCCTAAGTTAGTGACAGGTAAGTTGCCCGTAACGTTGGTGGCCAAGTTTACGAACGTGGTTGAGGCTGTACCTGTACCGCCAGATGTGATTGGCAAGGGTGTACCCAGAGCCAGCGTAGACAAATAGTCAATTTGGTTGCCAACGTCAGTGCCGTTGTTGTAGACCACCGTGCGTTTGCCAGACGGCACAGACACACCTGTTTGGCCAGAGACCTTGACGGTAATTGCAAAAGAGTCGTTGTTGATAATCAGGTACGGCTTCTGAATTGCGGGGACGTTTAGCGTACCGGCAGCAGACAAGCATCCTGAAGAGATCACCAAGCACAGCGCCCGAGCATTTTGAGCCGAAGTTGTGTTGGACAGCGTGAGTGTGGCTACGTTGGAGGTAAAGTTGGCAGAGGTTAGTGTGGCCATACCAACAATGGCTTGCTCAATGGCGGTGCCGATATTGCTGTTGGTTGTCGTGCCCCATGCGCCCGATTGTTCACCCGTCGTGATTAGCTCAAACTTAAGATTGGAAAAGGTACTTGCCATTTGGTATTCCTCGGAATTATTGGTTGTTTATAACATTCCATGATGGGGTTTGGGGGATGTCAATCAGCGTCCAGTTAGAAGCTTGTGTGTCTACAATGTTTACCCAATTGGCATTCTCATCGGTGATAATTTTTACCCACGCAACAACAAGCGGATTCTCCCCCATTAATACGTTTTCGGCAATACTTGCCCCAAACTGCGCGGTGACCGACATGATGTCGTTGACGGTTGTGTTCTCATTGACAACAAAGTAGAAACCTTGTGACGCAGTATTGGCGTCGGCAGAAGTAAAGTTTTCGTTGATTACGAAGAATACAGCAACGCTGGCAGTCGAAATATCGGCGGATGTAAACGTTTCAACGATGGTTTGCACAAAGGCAAACACAGACACTGGCGTGTCCAGCATCTCTAAATTCTCGGTGACCGCAGCACTAAACTGCGCCTCTACGGTTTCCACAGATAGCTGCGTGAAGTTCTCGTTAATGCTTTGCAGGAAGTTAGACTGGGTAGCATCGGCATCCGCAAGTGTCTGGGCTTCTGTAATCGACTGCAAAAAAGCAAAAAAGGTTGCTGCTGCATCCGCCATGACATTATTTTCTGTCACCGACTGAGCAAACTGGGCAGTAATTTCTGCAGTATCCGCTAGGACTGCGTCTTCTGTAATCGTCAGCGGGAACGCAGCTTGGATGGCTAGCACGTCTTCGGAAGTGACTGCCTCAATGATGCTCAAGAACAGATCGCCCGCTGTTGCATCAATGTCGTCTAGGACGGTATTTTCAGTAATGCTTTCAACAAACGCCCAAGACTGTGTGTTGGAGTCTGCAAGGTTTACATTCTCCGATACCTCAAAGAGGTAGGATGCCCCGCCTGTTGAGGCAAACGGGGCTTGAGCAAAACTTGAGAGTCCAAACACAGCTTCTCCTTACCGGAACCTA